CAGCAAATTGGTGGACAGTCCCTGGTGCGATTAAGAGCGCGACTAATGCATCGCTAAGCTTGGCTAGCGTGACAGCCTTGTCCTGGATCGAATTGGTGTCGACCTTGGTAATAGTGTCCAAGAGATAGCCAACTTGATTTTGATCGTCGACCGTTTGAAACTGTCGACCGGTCGATAGCCCGAGCGTTCTCGCAGCAACACCTGGGCGATCAAACCCAATCGCCGGGTAATAGCCGGTATTTGCTGCATTCCCAGAAGTCAGGCTCACACTAACCGCTGGGTTCGAAGTGTAAGCCTGTCCGACTACCGTATCCACAGTGTGGAAGAGAGAGCCAATCCCGCTATCTCCAGCTTTGTTAACTGGCGTGTACCCGAGATTGCCTACCGCAGCGCCGGCTGCCAACGTTCTCCCATCAATCGCACCGTCGTTGATATCGCCGTTGTTGATCGACTTCGCCTGATAAGCGCCGGTTGGCACGACGTTTGGAAGAAACAAGCTTGGTCGCGCTATGCAGCCGTCCTGGAGCATGGTCGAATCGACACTCGGCGTCGTAATGAAAAGACTCGGGTCATCGACAAATTCCGTTGCGACTTCGCCAATTTGAAATTTCAACCGGCTAAACAGAACATTGTTGGCTGCAACATTCAGAGCGCCCGCAGGTAACGCGATTGCGATCAAAAGCCCATTGGCGACATTCGCTATCGCCACACTCGCCAGATCAATAGTTGCCGTACAATATGTCCACGTAGCATTTGCCCCGGTCTGTAGATTAACGGAAGTCTGGAGCGTGATCGCTGCGAAATTATTGAACGCGTTACAGGTGTAAATGTTAAGCGTCGGTGACAGGGTTAATCCCGTGGAATTGTACACGTAGCCCGAAAACGTGCATTTGCGGCGAAGCGTGGCGCTCAAGTCGCCGTTGATCTGTTGCCCGAATTCTACCAGCCCAACACTCGCAGCTCCCTGCACCTCGGCAGTGAACAGACTAAATTGATCCGGGACCACAGATGATCGCAGGAACGTAACAGGCGCGCCAACAGGTCTACATAACCAGTAGTTCGCATTCGTTGTCCAAACGTTTACCGGGCAACTAAGACCGGCCGGCGTTTTCCAGAACGAGCTGTAGAAATTGCCATTCCGAAAGAAGTTCTGGTCGTTGACCGGATCTGTGAGCGCCAATTCAACGACCGGAGTCGCCAAGAGGTTTAGTTTGTCGACATCCAGGATGTCCTTGGGTCCAAACTTGTATGATGGTTTGACGATGAGGTCTGCCATAAAATTAAGTTTGTGATCGAGGATCCCTCTGGTCTTCGTAAGCATCCAGAGACACTTGGCGGATCTGAATCGCGCCTTGGGTGTTCTCTATCTTGAACTGGATGTAGCGAGCTTTGAGCCCGATAGGGAAACGCTCAGTTTCTTCCTGCATCCGCTCGATTTGCACTCCGTTGTAGCCAAGCATGAGCGGCAGTCCAACTGAGTAATCCTGGCGTCGACCGTTGGCGTGATCGTCGTTGGAGTTCAGTGGGTTCCAGAGCGGCATATTCCAAGTTTTGTACTTCGTGCGATTCTTAGTCTTGCCGCTCACGAGCACTTTGGCGTTATTACCGTCTGGATAAGCTTTGACGGTGAAGCTCGGATTCCAGGTCGCGCAATCCATTTCCATGCGCTTGAAGAATGACCGGTTGCCTGGCCCGGCATAACCACGCAGCATTATGGAAGTGTCAATCTGATACTCGAAATCGTAGCTCGGACCCATGAGATCGGTTTTGCCTTGCTCGAGCAAAAGAATGATGCCTTTTTGCCGATCGATAGCGTAGAGCCGGCGCTCTCCGTCGTAATCCATCTTGATCAGATCATCGATACAAAAGTTCGGATCTCCGAACGTGTCGATCGATTCCCAGAAACCGCTGACCAGGTTGTAGACGATCAAGCAGTTATTTCTCACTGCGTTCTTCAGCGGAATCGCGAAGTAGAGTCGATCGCGGCGATACTGAGCTCTGATTAGGTTTGCTGCGTTCCAGTTGATCGCATCGATGACAGGTTTAATCGAGTCGGACACCGGAACCTCTTCTGGTTGGGGAGTGTTGACAAGCGCCTGGCTGATCCGGAAAACGCCGGATTGACTCATGAAATAAATGTCGCCACCGATGTCCACCACAGCACGGCGTCCAACCAATCCGAGTGAGCCCGGGAGTTTTGCCAGCGTTGCACCGCTCAGATCGCCGCTGACATTCGTGACTCGATAAATTGAATGACGCTTAAAACAAATGACCTGCTGTTGTTGCCAGGGAAAGACTCTGACGAGATCGTCTGATTCACCTTGATTGATCTGGAAATCGTCAATGGTCCAGTCGTACTCAACGTAATCGGCAATGTCAGAAACGGCGATTCGATCTTTGCCGTAAGGGACCAACATTCTGTTGGCGGCATTCTCAGAATAGTAGGCATTGGGCACAGTTGCCCGTCCACCGGTTGGAGGTGGAAACGCTTCCCAATAAACTGACCAATCTCCGTGCCAGAGCAACGGCGTTTGCAGCGCGCCGCGCCAAAGGAAGAACACGTCAAAACATTGGCTGAACTCGACCGAATCTGTAATTGTCTCAGATAACGGAATGAACCGCGGAAATTCGCCGTCTCGCACGAACCAGACACCGTTTGAAACAGCGACTGCCAGCCATTCGAGCCCGTTCGGATTAGAAAAGAGCCCAACTCCAAAGATGGTGTTGTACTGAATCGTGTTGAGCGCACCGGGGCACAAACTCCCAAGCCGCGTCTCCAATCCTCCGTTCTCGACCCGGACATTGTAACCTTCGCGATAGAACCCAGGCTGCATGGAGGCTGGATCCTTGCTCTTCATGTCCATCCCGGTGAAGGTCGCGTCTCCGTTCGGAGTCTCGACCTCATTTTGCCTATACCGGAGTGGTGCCCAGCGTGACATTTACTTTGTTCGACCAGTGTAGGGGCTCGGTTCGTCCGGACGGGTGTCATCGCTGACGTCTGGGCTCATCGGCAAATTGTCCCGCGGCGTTACCGTAGGTTTACCGTAGACTCGCGGATTATCGGGACTATCGTGTTTCGGTTTTGGAGGTGGCATTTTAGGTTTGGGGTTGAGGTCCATACGGACTCGGGGCAGGCGGGATTATAGGTGCCGGGGCAGGCTGCGGGACTCCACCCGAACCGCCAAACGGAGCGGGAGCGGGCGGTATGGCAGGCGGTGGCAATTGCTCATGCGCGGGTTTTGGCGATTGCGCCTTTTTCTGCGGATAGATTCCTTTAGGATCCGAAACATCGTGTTTATGTTTATTCGGGGGTGGCATAGGTGTTTCCTTGTTAAATTTCAGCGGCGATTTGTTTTAGCCTGGTGATGCCGCCCCAGGCTTGCGCGAGCGTGTTAGCCGTATCGAACCAGGTCTTTGGCGGCATCCATTTGCCGATCGAGCCTGGGAAAATCAGGTAAACAATTATCTTGGACTCGGTTCCGCCTTTCTTTGGGTCGGGGTCAATTGCGAGTGCCTTAGCCAGGCGTATTGAACCTTCGCCGATCTTCGAGCTCGGGCCTACGTCGCCATAAATTGCATAGCAGTTGTCGCCGGTCTTCGAGTTGTAGACCAGAGCTACATCGCCCAGCTTGGCACCATTGGCATGATTGCCAGGGAGCACCAGGAACGGTATTGAGCCGCTGTCCATGTAGCAGTAGGGCGAGTCGGAGCTGTAGGCGGGATTCGTGTGACTCGTGCCGCTGACGTACATGCCAGGATAAGGGTCATAGATCGCCTGTTTAATCGGATAACCTTTCGAATCGACCGGGCCGCCCCACCAGTCGCCTCCCTGGTCGTCGCCGCCATTTGCCGTGTAATCGATGCCTAAATTGTTTGGTCCGTAGGCATTCGGGGCACCGTCTGCGTCAATCGCAAAACTCGATTTATAGACGAATGATTTCGGAGTACCGGTGACCGAATAAATCGTTATGCCACCGACTGAATCTATTTTTGTTAGGTCGCTCATTGGAAAGTTCGTTGAAACCAATTTGGTCCGTTCTTTTTAACCTGTTTAATGGTCTTCTGAAGCTGTTGGCGTTTAGCGGCTAGTGCCGCTTCCTCTTGCTGGATACGAATCTTATCCTGGGTAGTGACGACCTTAGATCGCACCATCGCTTTAGCGGCACTGGATTGGCTAGCGGCAACTCCCGCAGCGTTACGTGCCGCCGCAGCGGCATTGGCCGCGGTATCAGCCGCGTTTACCGCTTGGATACTGGCTGCGTGACTCTGGTTGCTCGCATCTAAGACGGTATGACTGATTGCTAGCACACTCTGACTGATTGTATGACCTTGCTCCAGACTTGATGTGATATCGTCCTGAATCCGGTTAACCCGCTCCAAAACTCCGTCCATTATTTTGGTTGCGGCGGTAAGTTGAATCGCTCGAGTACGTTCTTTTTCTTGAGCTTTCATCGCCTGCTCTTCAGCAACCTGCGCCTGTTGGCGCACCAGCACGAGTTCCTCTTGCTGGGCAAGCAAAAGCTTGCGCAAAGCGTCATTGGTTGCTTCGATCTTTGTCCAAACGATCGCCAAACTGATCGCTACAATGCAGAGGTGGAAACCCCAAAAGAGCAGGTCATTAGCCGTGTCGGCACTGAACCGGCGCCGTTTGGGCGGAGGGACAATCTGCGGTGTATCGAGCGGATTATCTGCCGACTGGCGCGATATCGGCTGCTCGCTCGATACGCTCCAACCGTTTGTCGATCCGATCAAATATGACGTTGTTGCGTTCAATGATTTTTCCCATGTCGCTGACCATTGTTTTCAGAGAATCGATATATTCCTTGCGTTCGTTTTCGTTAGCAGTCTGAAGTTTGGCTAAATCCGCCCGCGTGCTTTTCAGGTAAAGCCAGCAAATTCCGAGAACGAGCACGAACAAGCCTATGTTCAATGCCTGGATTGGCCAGGAAGAAACCCGCTCGACGTTTTTAAGTGCGTCATCTATCATCTCGCTCCCAACCGCTAGATAAAACTGGTAGCCCAAAATCACGATCATCATAACCTGGGAACGCACCAAGACGTAAGCAACACTGGCTTCATGCATTCATTAACCCCCTGCGCTGCTTTTTCTCCGTGCCTTTGATGTTTCCCTTGTTCTGCGATGCGTAGAAGACCCGCTCACCCTTCTCCTTGCCGTACTGGTCCTGCATCGCCCGCTTGATTTTCTTGCCCTTCTTAGTCAGTGGCATTGTGTCACCTCGCGTATCCTTGCCAATTATCCCGTTGCCCCTGCTGAAGTTGCTGCTGATCGAAAGCTTCTGAGAGATAGCCGAACGCTTGGGTGAGCTGGTCCGGAGCTTTCTCGTTCTGCCCATCGACGACGAGCGTATCGGCAAACGCGGCCTGCGTGACGAACCTGGTCATCGGATAAGGGATCCGGAACATCGTCCACGAGGCGGGCGTCAAGCTCGGCTGCTGTCCAACGTTTTTGTCGATGCTCGAGATGTAGGTATCGGTCCCGTCAATCGTTGCGTCACCGGTATTGTACGTAGTCGTAGGAACCCACTGCGATCGGCCAATGCCGGGATAGGGGATCCGGAATAGCAGCCAGACGAAAGTGCAGTTAGAAGTTGCAGTGAATTCCAGCCCACGGGCGCTGATTAGGAACTGCTGGCGGATCTTGTGCTCTTGCTCGTAAGGATTCTTGTTCCAGGCGCCGAATGCCGTACCGACCGGTGTCTTTCCCGGTGCCTGCCACGGGATATACCGCGGCGACACGTTCGGGTTCGGTGCCCAGATAGCCGCGTTAGAGAGCGGTGCGCCCGTG